TATACAGTTGCTGGGATCCTTCCTCAAATCATTGATTTGAAATATCTTTACGTTGAGATGGATACAAGTGCTTATTATAATGCAAACGCTACAAATAGCGTAGATGCCCTTAAAACAGCGATAAACAGCACTCTTAACACATATGCTAGATCAGGTGAATTGAACACCTTTGGAGCGCGATTTAAGTTCTCTAAGGCAGCACGTTTAGTTGACCAAACAGACGTTGCTGTTACTTCTAATATCACTAGAATAGCAATGAGAAGGGACTTGAGACCTGCTATTGCTGATTTGGCAACATATGAACTTTGTTTTGGTAATGCATTTAATGTTAATTCATTAAATGGTTATAATATTAAATCCTCTGGTTTCTCTGTTAGTGGAATAAGTGGAACTGTTTATATTGCAGATATTCCTAATGCTGATAGAAAGACTGGGAGATTAATTCTCTTTAAATTACTTTCTTCTAACCAAGTTGCTGTTATTAGAAATAACATTGGTTCAATTGAGTATACAAAGGGTGAAATACTTATTAATGCTTTAATTATTAACTCTACAGTTATTAGTACTGATCAACCAATTATTGAAATTAGTGGAACCCCCAAATCCTATGATGTCATCGGATTACAGGATCTTTATTTGCAACTAGATACTAGTAACAGTTTAATTACTATGGTTTCTGATACCATTTCTTCTGGCGCGGATGTTTCTGGTTCTAACTACATTGTTAGTTCTAGTTTCCCTAATGGTAGAGATGATAGAGAATCTCCTTTAGTTAGAGGAGTTCCTCAATATACAACTGTTAGTGGCATAGAGGCTACTACTGTACAAGAGGTTGACACATCATATGCAACCACTTATACAACTTCTACAGCATTTAATTCTTCTGAGGTAACAGCTAATTCAGTAAGCGGCGGATACTCGTACTAATGATAGAAACCAGAGCTAAAACGTATTCTGTTGTCAGCCAACAGATTCCAGAACAGATTAGAAGTGAGTCTCCATTATTTGGAGAATTTTTAGAGCAATATTATAAATCACAAGAAGCTCAAGGTGCTCCTATTGACCTTGCTGAAAATTTAGATCAATATATTAAAAATGATTCTTTTAAGCAAAAGAATCTTGTATCAACAACTGTATTGGACGGTGCTATTACTGCATTTGATACAACCATTGCAGTAGATTCTACAATAGGTTTTCCAGACAGATATGGATATTTAAAAGTTGATAATGAAATAATCACTTATACAAGTAAGGATAAAAGACAGTTTTTTGATTGCAAACGTGGTTTTAGTGCAATTACATCTTTATTCGCTAGTGGAGAAGAAGATAAAGTAACATTTAGTACTTCTTCATCTGCTGATCATAGTGATAATGCTACTGTAACAAATTTAAGTAATCTTTTTCTTGCTGAGTTTTTTAAGAAATATAAGACATTATATGTTCCTGGATTAGAAGATAGAAGTTTTGTCACAGGACTTGATCAGTCTCTTTTTGCAAAACAAGCAAAAGACTTATATGTAACAAAAGGAACTGATGATTCTTTTGAAATTTTGTTCCGTGCTTTATATGGTTCTAATGCAGTTATTGTAAAACCATTTGAGCAAACAATTAAACCTTCTGATGCTGATTATAGAATAACAGAAGATTTGGTCGTTGTTGCTTTAGATGGTGATCCTAATGACCTTAAAGGGCAAACTTTATATCAAGATAAAGTAGATGGTGTTTTAAATTATTCTTATGGTTCTATTGCTGATGTAATATCATATAATCGTGGTGGTAATAAGTATTATCAAATAAGTTTAGATGCTGGTTCCGACAAAGATATTAGTGAATCTGGTTCTATCTTCGGTAAATTTAGTGTTACTCCAACTACAAGAACTGTAACTGATGAAGTAGGTAGTGTTAATACCATTTACGTTGATTCTACTATTGGATTTCCAGACTCTGGAACTCTTATAATTGACAATGTTAATATTACTTACACCAGTAAGACAACAACTCAATTTTTGGGGTTATCTGGAAATACATCTTCTATTAATAAAAATGCTTTAGTAAGATTAAGTTCTAGTGTTTATGGATATGATAATGATGGAAATAAAATTACCGTAAGAATTACTGGTATTGTTTCTGATTTTATGATTCCTGGCACCAGCAAACAAATGGTTCAGGGAGATACTATTGATGTTCAAAACTTAGGTATTTTAAGAGATAAAGATAAAACATTTAGTGAATGGGTATATAACGTTACTAACCTCTTTAATATAGAAACTGTTGAAGATATTGGTAACGGAAACATAAAAATAACATGTGCAGAAGTTCACCTATTGTTTTTAGGTGATTTAGTTACTCTTATTAATCAAACATCTTCTGCAGAAGCGCAAGGTACTGTTGTTGATATTCCATCTAACAAGATTGCAATTCTTAGTGGATTGGGATCTATTGATTTAACAAAACAATTTAAAGCAAGAAAAGAACTTATTAGAGCAGAAATTCTTCCTGCTGTTAAACAACCAACTTATAAGTTTAGTTCAAACGTTCAAAATGCTTATGATTTGAATGTTGTTGGTATTGTTAGTGAAAGTCCTTATGCAGGTCCTTACCATACACATAATGGTGTTAAGATGGTGGGTCCAAAGCATACTGATGCACCCCATGATATTATTGAAGGAGAATCAGAGCATCAAACTTATGTAACGTCTTCTTCTATACCATTTTATGCCAATCAGCAGTTAAATGCTGACTTAAGAGGTATTGAAGTTAAAGTCGCAGCAACATTTGCTGGTGAGACTATTTCAACATCTAGAAGGCATGATTTTACTACAGGAGATGAAGTATATTATGTTCCAGGAACTGTAACTACATCCACATTAGTTGATGGTGTAGTATCTACTTCTACAACTAGCGTACCTCTTGATCCTCTTACAGAAGGAACATATTATGCACAAAAAATTGATGATCAATCATTTAAATTAGCATATTCTCGCGCTAACATCGATGCTGGTAAATTTATTAATATAACTGGTAACAGTGCTGGTATTACAACGCATCAATTTGCCAGTAGGTTGCAAGATAAGGCAATTGATTCTCAAAGATTAGTAAGAAGGTTCACTAAACCAGTATTTGATTCATCTGGAGAAGAATTTACAACTACTCCTGGTGAAAAAACAGGTATGTTTGTGAATGGTGTTGAACTTGCTAATTATAAGTCACGAGATGGCATTTACTATGGTCCATTAGATGAAATACTTGTTACAGAAGGTGGAAGTGGTCATGATGTAATAAATCCACCAGAATTACTTATTACTGATGCTGCTGGTATTGGTGCAACAGGTCATGTTAACGTTAAAGGTGCATTTGAAAGAATTGATATATCATATGCTGGATTTGATTACCTAGAAACACCAAAAATCAAAATTTCTGGTGGTAATGGTACTGGTGCAACAGCAGAAGCTAAAATGAGGCAAGGAACTCATGCTCCTACCCTTGACGTTTCTGTTGGAATTAACACTTCAACTAATACTGTTGGTTTTACGACTTATCACCTCTTTAATGCTGGTGAAAGAGTATTTTATCGCCAAAATAAAGGCGGAGCAGTTGGAACTGGAGACACTGTTTTAGGTGATGGTTCAATTTACTATGTTGGACTTGTTGATAATGAAAATATTCGATTATACTCCCATTTTGATGATGCTATTGCTGGAATTAATACAATAGACCTTTCTGCTAAAGGATCAGGTACTCAAAAATTTGAAAGTGTTAAAAAGAAGAATATTATTGATCAAATTTTCATAACTAACTCTGGAAGTGGTTATGAGAACAAAAAACGCACTGTTATTACAACAGGAATTAATACTGCAAAGAATAGTGTTAATATTAAGAACCATGGTTATAAAAATGGTGAAATTTTAACTTATTCTTCTACTGGAAGTGCTATTGGTGGGTTAAATGCAAATAATCAATATCAAGCAATAGTTGTTGATAATAATAATTTCAAATTAGCAAATGCCGGTGTTGGAGGTACTTTAACGACTGATTATGATGATGGTACCTTTGTAAACTTAACAAGTGTTGGTGTAGGTACTCATATCTTCAATTATCAACCAATTTCCGTTTCTATTAGTGGAGAAATTGGAATTAACACTGCTTTGGGTGATTATCACGCAACAATGATTCCTGTTGTTAGAGGAACCATTACATCTGTTGATTTAACCCAAAATGGAACAGGATATGGTAATTCTTCAATTGTAAGTTACAATAGAGCACCAAATATTGATTTCCTTGCTGGTAAGGATGCTGAACTTCGTCCAATTGTAAAAGACGGTGCAATTGAGCAAGTTATTGTAACTAGAGGTGGATCTGGTTATAATGCACCTCCAGAAATTATTACATCTGGTATTGGTACATATGCAACACTCACACCAGTTATAGAAAACGGTGTAATCACTTCTGTGACTGTTGTAAGTGGTGGTGTTGGATTTGTTACGGATAGATCCTTCTTAAGCGTTGAGACCGCTGTAGATGCCTCTGGAAGACCTCCTTCAGTCGATCCAAGGGTTAAGAGATGGGAACTTGATAATGTCAATCGTTTCCGTACTTTAATTAAACTTGACGACGGATTTATGGAGAATAGTACTGCTGACTATGGTTCGCAGTTTACACACCTCTATGCTCCTAGAAAATTGAGGGAAAT